GACGAAATAAACAAATGGCCAGATAGAATGAATGAGCTTATGAAAAGAGAAACAAAGTAATGCCAGCAGTTACAAGAATAGGCGATGATGATGTTACGCATTGTTCTGGTATGACTAGAGCAGAAGGATCATCTGATGTTTTTGTAAATAGCATTGGAGTAAGTAGACAGGGTGATTTAAACACGACTCATCTACTTCCACCAGATCTTCCTCCTTGCCCATCACATGCTGCTGGTATAGCAACAGGATCAACCACAGTGTTCGTCAACGGTAAAGGATGCGGAAGAGTTGGAGATGGTATAAGTGGTTGTACATCAGTAGCAGCAGGTTCTTCGAATGTTTTCGCTGGATAAGGTATAAATAGACTCATGGCACGTGCATTTTCTACAGAAGACGGTAACCTACAAACCGCTAGTATTTTAACTAGTAGGTTACGGCAATATAGTGATATTGATTTGACGTTCGCAAAGAAGTCGAACAATGACGTATTTAAGAAAAATGATGCAGCTGCTGTTAAACAGGCAGTGAAAAATTTGTTGTTAACAAATACTGGAGAGAAACCTTTTGATCCTTCGTTTGGTGGAAACTTAAATAGCTTCTTGTTTAATCTTCACACCGAGTATGATAATCAAGATGTTGAAGACGCAGTTGCCGAAGCTATAGCAAATCACGAACCTAGAGCTATTTTGCGTAGTGTTATAGCTGATTTAGATCCAGACGGTAATCGTGTAAAAGTAAAAATAAAATTTCAAGTAATTAATGTTCCTGAAACGCAAGAAGTACTAATAGACTTAACGAGGGCAAGGTAATGGCTGTCATAAGATCATCTGATCTTGATTTTGATACGATCAAGGCAAACTTAAAAACATTTTTACAAGCATCAACTGAATTTGCTGACTACGATTTCGATGCCTCAGGACTCAATAATATTCTAGATGTTCTTGCTTACAATACGCACATAAACGGATTAACCGCTAACTTCGCGATCAATGAATCATTTCTTAAATCTGCTCAGTTAAGATCTTCGATAGTAGCTCATGCTGAGACATTAGGATACTACGCATCGTCAAAAACTGCGTCATCATCAGTTGTAACTATTACCGCAGCAACCTCAGACACCACCACGACTAGCGCAACGCTTCCGGTCAATACAGAATTTACTGGTGTTTTAGGCGATACGTCATTTACATTTCAAACAACCGAAGCGTTTACAGCTACGAACGATGGATCAGGTAATTTCACATTTAAAGATGATAATGGTTTATCAAACATTACGATCAAAGAAGGCACAAGAAAAACTAAAACGTTTATTGTAGGTGAAGTTACCGAAGGTCAAACGTACGTAATACCAGATGTAAACGTTGACAAAAGAACTTTAAGCGTGCAGGTTTTTGATACCACAACTTCTACTACATTCACTACTTTTACTGATGTCGAAAACGCTGTTAGAATTGATTCAACATCAACCGTCTTCATTATACGCGAAACACCAAACGGATTCTATGAAGTTATTTTCGGCGAAGGAAATGTTCTTGGTAAGAATCCAGTTTCAGGTAACAAGATTGTAATTACATATATAGCACCAACAGGAGCCGATGCCAATGGAATATCTGCGTTTACTGCTGATTCAACACTCACGATCGGAAGTACTACGGTTACTCCAACAGTTACGGTCGTGTCAAATTCAGCGGGTGGATCAGAAAAAGAATCACTAGAATCGATTAAGTTGAATGCACCACTTGTTTTTGCGTCTCAACAAAGATTGGTGACCGCGGAAGACTATCGTGCTATCATTCAGCAAAGATTCTCAAACGTTATTGAAGCAGTTGCTGCTTGGGGTGGAGAAGATAATATTCCGAAAGACATTGGTAGTGTTTACTTATCAATAGACTTTAAAGATGGAATAACAGCCGACGTTCAGTCGACGACAAAAGATGCGATTAGAAATAACGTTACAGATAACTTAGGTATTATGTCAATAGATACTGAGTTTGTAGATCCTATCAATGCTTTAGTTGAAGTTACAGTTACATTCGATTTTGATCCGGATCTTACTTCTACAACGCTTGACACGATGCAAGGAAATATCAAAACAGCCGTTGCTGCTTTCTTCGCAGATAACCTTGGAACGTTTAATAAAGTATTTAGAAAGTCTGCACTAATAACTACTATTGATGCCGTGTCTCCCGCAGTATTAAATTCATCTATATCTGTAAAAGTTCAAAGAGCATTTACGCCAACATTGAATACTTCGGCTAACTACACAATTGATTTTCCGATGTTGATTGCTTCACCTGACGATACTAATCATATTATAACTTCGTCGTTCTTCACATTAGATGGAGAAACATGTATTTTAAGAAATAGATTACAAAGCACTACAATCGAGGTGTTTGATAATACTAATAGTGTGGTACTAATAGATAACGTTGGAACTTACAGTGAAACGAATGGTACGATTGAATTGGTTGGATTTGGAAAAACACTTACTGCTTTTGCTGGTAGTGCAATAGATATATCTGCGGTGCCAGCTAACCAAGAAACAATTAAGCCACTTAGACAATATATCTTAGCCTTGGATACAAATAAGAACGTAGCATCAGGTACTATTGACAATCAAAACACAAACACAACACTGACAGTATAAAATATGGGCAATGGAATAGAAAAAAATAGAAGAGATCCTGCACCTCTTAGTGGTGACGTGGAAACGGTTCTTCCTGAGTATTTTACTCAAGACAATAGTAAACTGGTTTCTCTTCTAAGTTTATACGAAACATTTCTCGATAGTGATAACGCCTCTCACGACTTTCACAAAAAAATACAAGACGTTTTTGCTTCTCGTGATATACCGGGAGTTGATGCCGATCTTCTTGATGAGATTATCGGTGAGATCGGTGGTGGATTAACACAAGCTAGTTTCTTTGAAAAGCCTCGATTGATGGCTAGATTGCTGGGTAACTTCTATCAGCAAAAAGGTGGATTAGTTTCGGCTGAAGGATTCTTCCGAGGATTCTTTGGAGAAGAAGCTGATATACAATACGGCAAAAGAGATATCTTTACTGTCGGCAGTTCACGCATCGGATTTGAATCAGCTAAAAAAATCCAAGACAACAATATATTTCAGGTTTTATCAATACTGATTAAGTCTGGTATATCTGTTTCTGATTACGAATTATTGTACAAGCGATTCGTGCATCCAGCTGGATTTAATTTTGCGGGTGAAGTCCTTTTACAAGGAAACGCAGATCCTGGAATAATAGTAACGACTCACAATCCACTTGATTCTGGTGATGCTGGTGTGATTACGTTTGAGCCTGCCGCGGCCGCATTGAATCTAGTTACTACTTCGTTTGGTGAAACAACTGGCTTGATGGATTCATCTGGTATTGCACCATTTAGAATATTTGATTCAGGCTCTACTATCTTCCGAGTTGATTTGAATAAGCAACAAATTGTTCTTTATGACGATGGCGTAGCTTCTGATTCAGACTTTACTGCAAATCTGTTTGTTAAATACTATGACGATGTTAAAACACTTCTCAATCCGAACTCGTTTAGATTTGATGATAGTGCTAACACTGGTAGACCAGACTTTGCACTAACTGTAGAAAGAATGGACAATGATGTATTTACACGAATTTCATCAGATTCTGCGATATAAATAAGAAAAACAGGATTAAAAAATGGCAAAACAAACTATAGGTATCGGCGCTTCAGCCAATGATGGTAACGGAGATACTCTTCGAACAGCCGGTACTAAGATAAATGCTAATTTTACTGAGATATATAATATTCTTGGTGGTGTATCAGATAGTGCTTTGACTACGCAGATCACTTTTGAAGATAGCGCAGTAGTGTTTGAAGGTGTTACGGCTGATGGTAACGAAACACGACTTACCGCTGTAGACCCATCTGCTGATCGACACATACAATTACCTAATGCAAGTGGCGTTGTAACATTGATCGACGCTACACAAACATTAACTAATAAAACTCTTACGAGTCCAGCGCTTACAACACCAAGCATCACAACATCTATAAACGATGCTAATGGTAACGAATCAATCAAACTAACCGCAACAGGTTCAGCCGTTAACGAAATTACGGTTGTAAACTCAGCTAGTACAAATGCTGTTCAAATCAATGCAACGGGTACTGCTACTAATTTAAACTTAGACTTACAGGCCAAAGGCACCGGTTCAGTTCATATTAGTAAAGGTGCCTATGACGCTGTTACAATTACAGCGAATGGTGATGCATCTGATAACGCTACACATATTATTTGTAACAAGGGATCAGCTCTTGCGGTAGGACTAAATGATGGTACAACAACTGGTGAAGTCAGAATATTCACGAACAAAGGTGCCGGTGTTGCAACAGTAACCCCAGACAATTTCTCAGCTGGTACTAGTTTTGCTCTTGCTCAAAATGAAGGAGCAATGTGTATCTGGGATGGATCTAACTGGTTCCTAATTGGTAACCAATCAGTAACGACGGTGGCATAATATGACAGCAATTGTAACAGACGCATTTAAACATAAGATCGCTGAAGATCTTTTTACCGAGCTGAGTAGCACCAGTGATTCTAATGAGTTTCACATTGGTATCGGTAAAACAGATCAGTACGATTCTTCTGACACTATCGCCACGCCCTTAAGAAACACATTTGATGATAGGACCGCAAGAAGTAATCTTGAATCAATTAAGAAAGTTACAGCGCAATCATTCGTCGTTGCTCGTGAAAACTGGACTTCAGGTAGAACTTATGACACATGGAACGACCAGCAAGTAGGTTTCGGAACTAATCCATATTACGCTGTAACAGAAGATAACGAAGTTTATATTTGTTTACAACAAAGCAAGAGTTCAACTGGTGCTGCAAATCCTTCAACGATCAAGCCAAGTTATACAACAGCAGCTGCCAACGCAAATCATTCTTTTAAAACTTCAGATGGTTACCGTTGGAAATTCTTATACTCAATCTCAGCCGGTGACGCAACTAACTTCTTAACGTCAGCATTTATGCCGACTCAAAAGATTACTGTTGATTCTTCTTCTACAAACGCGTTTACGATTCTTCAAAAGAATGTTCAAAACACGGCCACACCAGGACAGGTTATTGGTGTTGAAGTTGTAAATGGTGGTGATGGATATTCTTCTGCACCTACTGTTACTATTGTTGGTAACGCTGATTCTGGTGAAATAGCTACCGCAACCGCGACGATATCTGGTGGATCAATCGTGAAGGTTGAAATGACCGGCACTTTCGATAGTGGAATGGGCAGAGGATACGATTTTGCTTCAGCGACTGTAACAGGTAACGCAACCTTAAGACCAATCATCGGACCAAGGGATGGCTTCGGCGCGGATGCTAGAAAAGATCTAAAAGCAACCAGTCTTATGTTAAACGCAAAACCAGCTGGTGACGATGGCGGTACGCACAACATCACAAACGACTTTAGACAAATTACATTATTACGTAATCCTTTGAGATCAAGTGATTCAGCGAAAGTTGGCAGTCTATTCACAGCATCTGGTTTAAAAGTAAATAGAATCATGCAAATGACAGCCGCTAAATCTACTACTGGGTTTGCGGTTGATGAAAAAATTACTGGTGCAACATCAGGCGCCACTGCATTTATTGACGAGGTTGGTGATTCAAACGGAAGTAAAATTATACGTATTCACCAAAATGAAAAGACAGTTAACCAAAGATTCATTGATGGTGAAGCAATATCAGGTAGTGCCAGTGGATCTGGTACGATCGAGTTTTCTTATCAGCGGATAGCGAATGGTAACATTACTGGAGTTGATGGATTCCCTTCAACGGCAGCAAACGGTACGTATGGAGCGATTGATAGATACTCAGGTGACTTATTATATTTAGAAAATAGAGCAAGAATTGTTCGATCTTCAGCTCAGACTGAAGATATTAAAGTAATTTTTACGGTGTAGAGAATGGCAACTAATTTAACAGATACCGTCTTCAAAGATACATACAAGGACGATTTTACAGACTCCGCTAACTTTCATCGGATACTGTTCAACTCAGGTCGCGCCTTGCAAGCCCGCGAACTTACGCAGTTACAGACGATACTTCAAACTGAAATACAACGGTTCGGCGCTAACATCTTCAAAGAAGGTGGTAAGGTTAATGGTGGTAACATTACTCTTAATCCTAGAGAGTTTATTAAACTTGCTACTAACGCTTTACCAGCAGATTCATCAACTGTTGTTGGTGAAACGTTTACCGACGGTAATGGGATTAAAGTAAAAGTTCTTAAAGCTGTTGATGCTACAGGCTCAGACCCTGATACAATCTATGTTGAATATATTGATACGTTAACTGGCACAGCCGGTACCGATCAAGTTCGTTGTGGTAATGGTGGAACACTAACACACTCGACTGGC